CAATAATTACACGAGGCGACAAACGTTCTCCGAATGGGACGATGGAGCAGACTGCCCATCCTTGTTAAGTAGACTGTGCAGAATCATTGCGTTTAGAACGGGAACAGTCCTTACAACAAAGTGTTTCTGCCATTGAAGATGATTTTAATCAATATGCACAACAAAAAAAAATGCCCGATATTGATTTTTCAGACCCAGTACCGGATCCTAATAGTTATACTCCTATACAACAAGTATTACATTCTCAACAAGAAGATCGGGAAAAATACAATAAAATAGATGTATTGTTAAAAGAAACACGAGAAGTAAAACAATTAGTCAATGAAATGATGACATTGTTAAAAGAAAAAGTGTAAAGATATATACACTGTTTATTTATCTTATTCGTGTGTTTTTACGTCTTCGACGACGTGTCTTCCTGTATTTAAACTTACTTCCTCCTTTAAGGTAACGGAAGTTATATACGTTACTCACTTCATGATAACATTCTTCTATCGCGTTTTTATACCATTCTGTTATTGTATGATAGTTTGTTTTTATTAGCTTATGATTCTTTTTAATATACTCATCAGTTTGTTTACCTTCAAATATCTGTAATGCTTTTAGTATATGAATAATATCCGTTTCAATAAATTTTTCATATTTGTCACGATCCTTACGTGTACTACTATATGGATTATTACTACTACGGGACGTAGGCTTACTACTATTTGTCGATAAATGATCACCCACTAGTTTATCTACCCTATCCTGATGAAATGGTACAGAAACATGGTTTACATATCTATGCTCACAACTATCTAGTTGTCTATCATACCAACTAATTATATTTTTCGCTTTACTATAATACTTTATTTCATTATCCTTATCGCTTGGTACAGGCAAAGTGGAAGGCAGGGTTAACGCCTTTCGAATCGCATCACGCGCTTCACTCTCTGACAATAACCCCCCATCACGCTTGTCTCGCGCTTCTTTTGCCTGGATGCGTGCAAAACGACCATGGTACAATGTAGCAATTCTTGTTGCTGCTGCATTCCTCAACTCACTCTCCATCCTATCTCTTTTCGCTTTCAGCTTCGCCATAGTCTTATTTCTTAGACTAACTGAATTACCTGGACGCGCTAGAGAAGAGTTCTTTTTTCTGACAGTACGAGGGGGATAATGTGGAGGGGCCATACCCCAAGGGAGACCGCTTATTTTTTTTTCCCTAGTATTTTCTCCCCCAGGAGACTTCAGAGAAGGCGTAGTAATTTTTGGAGAACTGTTCCTTGAATGACTTTTCCTTGAAGGAGTATCCATTGAAGGAGTATCCATTGAAGGACTACTCCTTGAAGGACTTTTCATCGAAGGTCTCTTCCTTGAAGGAGTAGACATATTATATATAAATACTTATATTATAATCTATCTGCAATATCAAATGATACAATAATAACTTCCTAAAAATCAAATAACTATCATATTATCTAGTAATAAAAAATTAAAAATACATTATTTTATTCCGAAACACTCTTATAAAAGCTTTTTAATTTTCCCAAGTACTCCATGTCGGTTTTAAACCCTGAGACATTAACCGATGAATTACTTATCATGGTTACCTCTACTATGTTATTATTATGATCTAAATAGAATAAACGATTTGCACCTAATTGAGTATTACGACGATGTTGCTGTTTAGAATACCAACCGTGAATATCTTGTGAAGTTTCCATGTGCTATACAGACTATGATTATTTATAATGTTCAATTTATACGCTTTTTAGTATTAGCCGTACCCGATGATATACCTTTTTAACCTTGGATATAGGGACTTCAAAACCATATTGGTCACACGATATCTCATCCATTTGACGCTTAATGGTTCCACATGTGTTTTGTGTCTTTGTATCACACTGATAAAATTGACGATGCAGATTTTCACACAACAAATATCTACTCTTCATACTACTACATTGGCGAGAAAGTTTTTTGATAGCCTTCACTGAGGATCGAACTCAGGACCTCACGCTTACTAGGCGGGCGCTCTACCACTGAGCTATAAAGGCAATAAAAATAGTTTACATTACAACACCTTACTATTTGCTATGATACTCTACCTACTACACACAATATCAAACTAAGGTAACACACTGGAATCAACACACTATTGTAATAACATATACCTATCAAACACAATATTGCGGAGAGAGATAACATTAGCACAACCTGCAAGGCGTATGCAATGGGATGGAACTTCATGGTTGAATTATCATACGGTACGGAATAGTTTATCAATTTATGACGTCACACCTTTTTGTAATATATGGGATAAAACCAATCGTCTAATAACCATTTATAACAAATATTTCTCGTTTGGGTAAAACCTAGTTTTTTATAGTAATCTACGATACGCGAATCATCGGATAACAATAATGTCGCCTTGTTAGACGTGTCTTTGTCTCCATACTCGTTTTGCAAATAAGATACAAATGATTTTCCTACTCCCTTTACTTTACTTTCACCTTTTTTTGCAATCAAATGAATCTTATAGATGTGAAAACACGGCACCTTGCTAAAAATACATATTCCTTCTAAAGTATTGTCATCGCCCAGTAATAACAATTTTGTATTCTGAGAACACAACATCTGTCGCGATAAATAAGTACAATCTATCTCTCCTGGACCTATCCACGTATCCCAAAAATCCATGCTATACGTGGTATACGGTTTTTCTATTTTTATTACTCTCATAGACTATTTAATAGACCTATTGTATTTTATCTATACTACCGCATTTACATATATAAAATCTCAAACCCATTTATTCTTAGTATCTGCTTCAATATCGTGGTTTTGTTTTGCACATATCTCGTAACATTACTCGATTTACAGACATGAACCCAGCGCGGTGAAGGATACTTCGCCTCTACCACACAAGCGAAATATAATAGGGGTAATAGCGAAAATACTCGCATTATTATAAAGTAATCTATCTTTTTAAATTGTTATCAAATTGATATAAATAATATAAATATCTTTATATACTACACGATTCATGCTTCGCCTTAAACTATTATCCATCCTCTATGATAAAAATACGGTAGACTACTTATTACGGTATTTCGATACGTATACGGTTGATCGAATTGGTTCTTATCTAGTAACAAGTTACACACTAGATAATGATACCTATAACAAGATACGCGAAAGTAAAGATAGAGATACATTTTACTATTTTAAAACAATGATATCCAGGGCTCTTGATACGTTTGACGATATTCACGACATTATACCTAGAATACGTCAATGCGAATATTTATTTAGATGCATTAATATGTATTACCCCATAGTAAAACCTATTCAATACAATACATTTGTTACTAACACCAAACATAAAATAAAACAACTGAAATCCGATTCTATGCAACTTATCCATAAAGAAGAACATCTAATTCGACATAACATTAATACTAGACTCAATAAACGACAAAGACAACACATGGAACAACTATGTATTCACATTGAAAAATTTACTAGAGAAAGCAATGAATGCAGCATTCACCTTAACTCTATTAATCACCCTATTATATGGATATGAAGAACCAATATACTAACGTTTTTTAATGCTAGTATATGCAAAAAAATACACTAGATTACCCCTAACACCTACCCCTCTCTCTTATTAACGACATTCCACTGGCACCGTCGCCAACATGGTATCGATCAACTCCTCTAACTCGTCGTTGTTCTCGGGAATCGGTTCCCACTCTTCATTCTCAAAATCAGGACGCTTGTCCGGCAACTTTTTGTACGCCTTCCAAAAGTAAGGCCCGCGGTATTGAATGCGCAACTCGTCGCCCGATGCGATGCGCGCTACGAAATCGTTGATGCACGCCACTATGTTTATGTCGTCGAGCGTTGGATTGTAGTTGTTGAAATGGACAAAGATGACCCAGAACAACTCCTTTGTCCTGTAATCTTCACGAAGTACCATGTCTACTTCGCGCACGGTGCCATTGCCGAACATTCCGTCAAATGCTCGTTCTACTTCCATCTCCGTGACGCTAGAGTGGGCACGAGGAATGCAAATGCTCGGGATTTCTACGGAAGACATGCTGTTTGGTTGTGTACTGTATACGACGAGATTGAAAAAATAGATTTCAATTTATGGAATTCTCGCCCTTTTTTACGATTCCATCTCCACCAACGAACGCATCAATTCACCACAGTAAGCTTCATAAGGCCGCACCCCCGTGTTATAGGGTTTTCGCTCTTTTCCTTGGGACATCATACACGCTATTATATGATACGTAATTGGATTTGCTGCTACATATAGTCCTTCTAACAAACACTCATCGTCATATCGTATGGACGTTTGATACAAGGGATGCGCGTTTCTAGCATCTTCGTTGTCTTTGGAGTAGACTGCTGTATAGGTTAGTTCATAAAAACCACTTTTGTGTTGATTTACGTCTATCTTTATTTCACACCACTCTTTACTATAACTGTCTTGGAAACGAATGGTCTTGGATAGGCGCGGAAGTTGTTCGGAAAACATGGTATGACGTAGGATCGATAAACCAAGCAAAAACAGTAATCTTATGTTCAATTTATGACTCTGGTTTTTTAAAATAAAATTCCCACGACATGGTCACTAACATATCCTCCTCCATGACGATTAATTCATCTGCTCCTTTACGTAACCGTGTTATTAAATCGTTTAAATACAATGGTAAAATGTTACATTTAGTAAGTATATATACCATATTCTCAATATGCGTATACTTTTCATGCGTCTTTTTAAGGAATGGTAACTCATGCGCTACATCCGGAAATTCTCCTGCTTTACTAGACTCTACTATAAAACCTGCTGTCGCTGCTATATCTTCAAAATATTTATAATGCAAAAAAACTCCTCCTGCCATGACCTGCCGCGCATTCACCAATAACTCTAGATGCCTGGGATTTGATTTGTCAAAATTATCTAATAATACGGCATCGTTTAAATACAACACACCTCCCGGTTTTAAAACGCGAAACAATTCTTTAAACACCTTTTTATAATTTTTAATAAACGTAGTACACGCTCCAAATTCATAAATGGCATCAAAGTTGTTATCCGGAAAAGGAAGGGGATCATTGAGATCCTTGAATAAAAATTGATTGTTTGTTTTATGCTTTGATGCATATTGCCTCGCATCCTTTAATTGCGATTCATCTATATTGATACCATAGACTTGACATTGCGTAAGTTGCGACATGTGATGCGCTATCCGCCCACATCCACAACCTATCTCTAATAATGTACCACCAGATCGGACATTTAATTTTTTACTAACCTCTTGCTCCCATAGATCTTGATTATCTTCTAGACTTTTTAAACTATCTATTTCTTTGGGTATATACATTTTTTTAACATTTCCTATCGCACACAAATCTCGCAATACACTATAACAATCTGCGGTATACTTGGATGGTAGTACAGTACCTTTAATGACAAATCTCGCCGGTTTGCGCTTTGCTTTGAAATCTTCCAAGGTACTAAGCATACTCTGATCATTAAAAATCTTATCATAGGAATGTATGTAATCTCGCTGTACGTCCTCCTCTAAATGACAAAGACGATCATACGCTTTATAGGTTTCTGTTTGTTGTATGGAATACATGATGTACACGGTTAATACTATGGTTAGTAAAATAAGTATAAGTATACTTATTCCACTTATGATTCCTATTTGTTCTAGTAAATTACTCCTCATTAATGATATTTATCACTAGAATATTACAATTAATCAAACGTATATCATTAAAAAATTCTAGATACTTTACTAAACAAAACCCCCCGCTCTGTCTTAGTCACGATTTGCATAACTCGATGCACACCATTGAGGCACATCACTTTCCCACAAATGTTTCAACCCCTCTACAAACCACTCCTCGTTATACTCTGACTCCTCACTAAACAACCGATCTTCCTCCGTGTCGTCAAAGAAATGCCACTCTCCGCCGTATTTACCAAAGAACATCTCTAGAAACACCTCCAGAGGCGTTTCCGGTACCGGTACGTAACGATCGTTGCGAAGCGGTGACGTACTAGGATCATAGTCTGCGAAGGCGGCGCGAATTTCATTGATATGCACCTTACCAAAGGTAACCTCGCCGGTTTGCTTGCTTAGTGAAAACTGATTTACTTGAGTCCAGTTGACGTAGGCGCGAATCACGCGTTCAAAACCTTCGTCACGTTTCGCTGCGCCGCGCGCTAGTAGCAGGGCATGGTCGGTGTTTTTTTTTTGGTTTTTTTCATGGTGACTCAATATACGGTCCACTATTTCTGCTTTCTTTCCGGATTTTGGTAGTCCGTATTGCCCCGCAATTGTCTTGAGCGCGGTAACGGTCATATTCTCGAGAATAGATTTGCTGTACATACTTGACATTGGTGTGATATACTTTCTGTAAAAAGAGTAAAGAGATTTCAATTTATGGTTTTTACACTATTTCTGGACCATCATTGTTTTCTTCGGCGAAAGGTAGGTAACACAAACGCAATTCAAACCACGGTTGCGAAAATATGGCGTCCCAATGTTTTTTCCCATCTACTAGCAATTTAAACTCGGCCTTATCTTTTGCTGATTCCCCATTCTTTCCTTGCAAATCCCAGTGGAAATACACTATATGTAGTCTACCCATAAGAGTAGAACGAGGTAGTTTAAACCGCTCTTTTACCAAATTACTACTCCAAAAGGTTTTATATTTATTCCACCATAGAGCTAATGTGGGCGAACCATGATGCCGTGAATCCATGTCCTCCTCCTGATTATTTCGCGGACTCTGATGACGTATAACGAATCCTCTATACTCTTTATAAATAGTATCTTTATACAATACAGTGGACAGTACACTTCCTTTACACCATTTTTTAAAACCAGCATTCCAATTCTCTCCTAACCCAAGCCACTCTTGTTTAATCACACGCCATATGTCGCACGGATATTGTATGCTATCAGTTTGCATGATAGTAGTATTGTCTTATCTTTGATAGGATATCTTTATTCAATTTATGAATAAAAATAAAAGGATTGGATATTTTGTTATTAATCTTCGTTATCGCTATCACACTCGTCTGCCCAATTAAATCGCTCTATCACCCACGGCAACCCATTGGACTCCTCGACCGGAGCACTTTTAAACGCCCGTTTAGCTGCTTCTATGTGTTGCTCCGCAGAAGGTCCGTGTATGATCGCCGCGGCGTAACTACGTTTACCTACAGGAGGCAGTGTATTTTTCGCTAGGGGTTTAACCTTTACGTTCGCTGGTGTATACGTACCCACTCCACCCACTTTAGATGCCCATGACTTTACAACCGCTGATTTGCGTTGCTTCATGGTGGCAATGCCCTTGCCCTTGCGATTGCGATTGCGCTTTACTGGTATAAACCCGTCCGTACTATTGGACGCACGCTGCTGAACATGATTCGGTTGAAAAGTAGACATTGTATCTTTGCTATACCACTATCTTTCTGAAAATAGATTTCAATTTTTGTAATTTAACCGGATAAAGACGATACGTGTTCCACGAAAGCACTTTTACTTCGCTCGCCTGAATATTCTCCTACTTGCTTTCCGCCCTCTATATCTACTATGGTTGGATAACCTCTTATATTGTACTCCTTGCGTAATTGCTCTTGAGCTAGATCGTTTTTATCGCCTAGATTTACCATGACCATTTTTTTGTCACCGCCACTGTTTACTTGCTTTGCTGCTTCCTCCCATTGCGGTTTCACGTTTTTGCAATGTCCACACCAATCTGCATAAAATAAGGTAAACGTTTTTCCTTCTTTATTTATTTCTTTAAATTGCTTCGGACTTAATTCACTTCCCGAACCTTCAAAACCTTCCATCTTACTAGCAGGACCCAATAATCCTATTACTAATAATAACAATAACACATAAAAGATGGGTTTGGAAAATAAACCGCTTTTCATCGCTATACTATAGGTTTAGATTAAAAATTCATAAATTGAAATTCTTTTAAGATATTTCTATTCTACCACTCCTTGATTAGACATATCATGCAACCAACTCTCTATCAAACCACAAAAAGTTTTCTACTTTATTGGACATTCTCTTGGTTGTCTTGCATCGAATTTATCGCGAAAACATCACCTCCATCCGCATCAGAGTATTCTCATTGTATTCCAAGTGTCTATGATCCCACCTTTCAGTTCTTATCTCCAGATACATTTCCACCTAAGTTACCTAGAAATAAAACGAATTGAAAGTAAATTACTCTATACAGTAAAGAGTAAGATGTCCGAAAATCAAAAAAAACCCACTACTAATACTACCGAACATGCAGGCGCATCCATTGTCAATCTAGTCGTACAAACAGGCGGATATACGGCAATGGATCAAGACAATAAAGATATGCTACAAAACATACGATCAGCGACAACACACAACGAAGTAGTGAATACCCTTATGAAAGATCCTAGCACGGGAACGTCACTATCTTATGCAGAATCTCGTATGCGATTTGGGTAAAGTACTCTATAATTATATAAGAACAATATATAGTATTTTACTATGGACAGCGATTCTGATTATTCTGATGATGAGTTAGATCGTTTAAATGATACTATTTTTTTACACCCCGAAAACCCTTTTGTTAAACCTTATGTAAATAGTAGAATTATTATTTATAATGGAATACCTGTCATCGCAAACGATAAAATTATTAAAATGCCCAAACACCAGATAACTTTAGCACGTACGATTGAACATAAAGCATGCTGCATCCGATGGTTACTAGTATTTGAAACTATACTTATAATCCCCTATTGTTATAGTGATATTGGTCGATATTATTTTATAGGTTGCGCACTATTTACTTTAGCCGCCTTGTGTTGTTGCTATAATTATAGCAAACGAGGTATTTTTATGTATATTTGCTATGTATTAACGCAATTAGGTGTTAAAATAACATTACTTTGTTATATGATACAAGCGTTAAAACACGGGCAATTCTATAGTGATATGGAGATAAATGATACGGTTAATGCATACTATGTTATAACAGGACAAGGAGTATTGATTTGTATTGATATACCTATAATAGCTTACTTAACTTATTATTATACTTTACTGCCTACAAACAATTATTATCCCGACAGTATAATGATTTAATATTTACTAATTGTATATGTGTAGTATGTGTGGATCTGCTTATGGTGCTTACAGTAATACCTTTGCAATGAAACACCTTACGCAACCAACTTCTTTAAAAAAGTTTACTATGAAACAACGAATACAAAAGATAATAGAATTTTATAACAAGTATCCTGGTTATACTTTAAGCATTGGACCTATTACTAGTTTTGAAAAGCAAATAAAGGAATGCAAAGATATAACGATACACCAAAGCTATTATGAACCTTTACTACACAATTCGGCGCTTTTTAAAAATTCACCCAAAGATATACAATACCATATCACGGTAGTAAATGAGTTTTTAAAACAACCTAATAGACCCTTTAATCGCAAAGATAATGGGGGATTATGCAATAATGGTAATTATATAACATTTTCTAGTATGGGTTTAGTAGTTGTTTCTAATGTCACTAATGAAGATGCTGCACTCTTATCCGCGTTACAAGATGCTTCTATAGCAAAGGGTAAATGGTCAGGACTTCCTATATACATCTCTACATAAATTTTATAAAAAAGAAGTATTATAGTATTCATTATTACACAAGTATTTGCAACTATCATTGGCGTAACTTTTTTGTAAATACCATATAGTAGTTGACACGCTGCACCAGTCATGGTTAATAATACAAAAGGTATAGCAATATCTTTCATAGATTTAGTTTTAATGGTTTTTATTGTTTGTGGAAATAAAGATAATGCTATACAACACGCACCTATAATTCCTATACTCTCTACTACACTATTCATATATATATTTACACAAGTACTATTTTTAAATGATCTTCCTCTGGAAAAAACATCATAGATTCTTCGGTATTTACATCCTTTGTAAATATAATACCGTTTACACGCAAATAAGGATATAAATTAACACATACATATTTGTCAATTACATACAATTTACCTATGTATTCATTCATATATTTTTTTGGATGTTTACTACCACCATATTGCAAGACCATTCCTGATTTTATTTTATTAGGATACACATATGAAAATATAAGATTACGTAAGTCTGCTATATCAAACACATGGGCCATATATTACATAAATTGACTTTTCTTTTTCCAAGGTTTCAACTTATAACCCTTATGCCTGTTTTAAACTCTGGATCCCATATCATGCGCATGCAAATGCTAAAACACAAGAAACGTAAACAAATAGAAGCAAGACAACGCGAAAAGGTACGACAACGACAACACGCAAGACTATCCAGTCAGCGAGAGCAACCTACGCAGCGAGAACAACTGCGATTGCGCCGGACGTACTCTAATTATAAAGGCGGTCTAAATGAAAAAGGAGAGTATCATGGATATGGCGAGGAATCTACGGTCGATCATGTCTATCAAGGATATTGGTATAATGATAAATATCACGGTCAAGGGTGCTTATACATTAACCAGACAGGTGATCTTTATGACTGTACCTGGAAATACGGCAAGATACACGGAATCGGGGAAATAAAAACTAGTAACCATACTTACTTTGGCTACTTTATCACAAATCAAGCAACAAATATGCTTACTTGTTTGAGGAGATCTCGGCGTATGTCTCGTTTTCCTCCTGAAAATCAAGGTTTGGTATTCCTTAAAAAGAAACGCAAAAAAATATCCCCTCCTAAATACTATAATCATTTGGATGATCATCTGCCTCTTTTGTTTGCCATTATCATTACCTTTATTATGCTAGAATTGATATTCTATTAATCACATAATTCATACTCTCCTACTATATTTTTTCTCCATCTTGAAATGATTTTGGGATTCTCGCGATTACTCATGACATCTTCCGTATTATAGACATTATTATTATTGTCCAAATAATACATGATTCCTCCTATCTCTTCCACCCATACTTCTTTTTTTACTCCCACCATATCAGATACTACCACATTTATACTACCGTGAGGTACACCCTTTAAATGCGTTCCACAATAATTATCTTGTTCCGATTTTTTACGCCGGGTACATTGCTCCCCATTTGCTCTTTTAGCACAACAACGATCGGCTAGTGGTATCTTATTTTTTATGCGCTTCCGTTTTGTGAAATCCTCTGTTTCTAAACTAAAGGAAGGATACTCCTGAATGTATTGAATCACGGTCTCGCTACTTTCACCTTGCTGTAACATACTTATAATAGTGGTTTGAAGTCCCGCCACGTATTCCATTATTTTTGCATTTGCCTTTTTCTCCATTTGTATCTATAATCCATGTTCTTTTTATTCTATTTCAATTTATAATATATGTTAATCGTCCTCAGAAGGTTTAACCATTTGTTTTAGTCGCCTTATTATCGCCTTTTCAGTTAACTCTTCGTTATATAGAATTTCCCTCACTCTCACCACTTTATATTTATCGTACTGCAAGACCAAACTTTCTGCACCATCATACTCTTTTATTGTATAACACTTCTTTTTAGCATAGTCCTTCGGCATATACTCTACACGTAACGATGAACAGGGACCATTTACTTTACTACCATGGGTTTCTACCAATTGTATCAATCGGGGGTCGGTTCTTTCTGGTTCTGGAATATATCCATCTTCTCGTACCCGGTCTTTAAACTGATCACGCGCCCATTCAGATAGTTCAAATCCACCATAACATCCGTTTACTACGATTCCAACTTCCTCTGATTCTACTTCCTCCGCGTCACTATCCACACTCTCGCCATTCTCCAATCGCTTCTCGATTTCCTCCAATCGCTCGAATTCCTCCCACGTATTACGCCAATCTTCGGTTCCGCCTTCTATATTCTCCGGTGCGGCGAAGAAGTTATACTTTAAACACTCATACCACTTATTGCATATGTAAATCAATTCTATGGTCGTGCTATCTCCCCCTTCTCCAAATAAAACCAATTCGTGATATGTTTCATCTATGTGTTCCGACACACGGATATTTCGCTTCTTTATGTGAGCACACACTGCCATTTCGATGCTCCCTCCACATGCTTGCCGATCACGATGTTTGCGAGCATACTCTTGAGGAGTAAGACCCGATTCTCCACTTACCCACCATTCAAGCGGGGTTCCATGGATCATCGTGTCACTCTTTTTCTCAATAAACTCCATGATCTCCTCATTGAGGTCGGATGGGTTCATCTCAAGCGCATAAGCTAATGCTTTATATAAACACCAGTTGTCGCCCTCTTCGTGTTTATCTATGATGTCAGACATTTTTACTTATGGACATTCTATTTACACATAGATTTCAATTTGTGAGTTAAAGTATTTAAATAGTGGCGTCCATTATAGTATAATAATGAATTATAATGAACCACAAAGTCGTATTGGGTACTGGAAGCGGTATTACGATGATGAACG